GCACTAGAGGGCCTGATGAACAAGGCCAAGGTCGGACTGGAAGGCGCGGCTGGTATTGTCGCTGCCCCGTATATTGCTCGTGGTCTTAGTGCCACCGCAGGGGCCGCAGCCACCGCCGCTGGTCAGATACCTATCCTTACGCAAGCGGCTCGTGGGATTAAGGCTGGCGCAGAAAAGGTCGGGAGCAAAGCCGCGGAGATTGAAGAAGCACGGCGCTTGGGTACAGACCAAGGTGCGTTTAAGAATGGCGTAGCAGAAGCGCTGGCTACGTTGCGGTATCGCGGTATCCTACCAGAGTCGGTTGCTGAATCTCGGTCCTTGATCCCGGGACTGACCGAAGCAGAGGTGCAGGCTGCGGATAAGTTGACCAACAGGTTGGACAAGCAACTTGATACGCTGATGAAGAAGGCGAACAAAAAACTAGCGAAGGGCAGCAGGTTTGCTAAAGCAGACGCATACAACGCCATCGACAAGTACCTGACAATGCCCGACAGAAAAGCCGCAGACGAAATGCTGAAGTTGTTTGATGACGATATCGGCGTTACGTTGAAGTCTATGCGCAGCCACATGGATGAGTTGAGCGCCAAGATTCTCGACAGTGACTTCCTAAAAAAGAATGACATGGTATCTAAAGATACACAGAAGCTGCTGTCCGAAACCATCCGAGGCAACCTTGGTTCGTACATGCGCAGGCGGTATCGTATCTTTGAAGACGCCGACTACAAACCCACAGACGAAGCGTTAGAGCAAGCCGCCTCTGGATTTAAAGCTGACGCCGTTGCCGTGCAAGATGAACTAGCTAGGGTAGCTCAGAGCGCTCGGGATCCTAGAAGCGCACAAGACTTGGGACTTAGCGAAGACTTCAAACTACTTGGTCAGGTGACCGACGACCAAGCACGGATTGCCCGAGACAATTTCTTGGAACGCTATAAACGTCAGAGCAACAAGAAACCTTTTAAAGGTACAGCCAAAGTAGCAGCCGACAAACTTAGGACCGACCTGTTTATCACACGGTCTAACCTGAAAGATTATCAAAAAGCTCTGCTCGGAGAAGTAAAGAACCCACTGGAAAACTACGTTGCCACTGTGTCTGACATGGCTGAGTTCAACGCCGTGGATAACTACTTCGGAACCATTCGCGCTGCGGCGGAGGCTGCGCCAGATGGCATAGGTAAACTGTTCCGCAACACCGAAGGCATGTCCCCAGATCAAATCAAGATGATCGAAGAAGAAGGGTTCGTGGTCCTCGGTTCTGGAAGAGGCAGCAGTAAGGCTGACAAAAGCAAGCCCGAAGACATCTTGGAGTCTGGTTGGGGTTCGCTGCATGGGTTCGCTGTTCCCGAACGGGTGTATCAGGATCTGACACGCACGGTTGTGGGTGATGTGGGCTGGTTGGGCAACGCTCTTCGCTCCACCTACTCGGGGTTTCTACGGGTCAAAGGTGGGACACAGTACGGTAAGACCATCTTGTCCCCTATTACACAGATCCGAAATGTTACGACGGCCTCGGCATTCGCCGCAGCGCAAGGCAACATTGGTAAAGGTGCGAACCTGTACGAGTCCGTGGGTCTGGTGTTTAACAACCTCAAACGTATGCCTCCTGAAAAAGCGGCGGAAGAGTTTAAGGAGCTACAACGGCTTGGCATTGTAAACAGTCAAGCGGAACTGCGCGAACTACAGGAACTGGTAGCCAAAGGGTTTGGTTACACTGACGAGAAAACCGTAGAGGGGATCGCTGCCACCCGCAAGTTTGGATCCAACCTTACCGACAATCCTATCCTTGGGTTTATAAAGAAAAAAGGTAAGGGCGCAGAGAATCTATACCAAGCTGGCGACGACATATGGAAGGTGTACAACTACACGTTCGAAAGCAACAAGTTACGCAACGCCTTGGCAAAGATGACCCCCGACCAGCAGTCGCAATACATCTTGCGTAAGTCTGGCAAGCCAATGTCCACCGATGCGTTTATCCGAGAGGAAGCCGCCCGTGTGGTTCGCAACACAGTGCCGAACTATAACCTCGCACCCGAGGCTATCCGTGCATTGCGCCGTGCTCCAGTGGGTAACTTCATTGCCTTCCCCTACGAGATCATGCGGACAGGGGTCAACACGATTGCCCGTGGCATCGATGAGTTGGCAGACCCCAACGTAGAGATACAGAAGATCGGGCTGCGTCGTTTAACAGGGGCGATAACCACGTTTGGCACACTGCCAGCAGGGGTGTCGTCTCTGGCGTACAAGACATCTGGTGTAACCAAAGAAGAGATGGACGCGTATCAAGATTCTCTTGCTGCACCGTGGGAGAAGAACGCACGTCTTGTGCCGATTGGTCGGCACGAGGACGGCACACCAAAGTACATCAACTACAGTTACTCGAACCCATACGACATGCTTGAGCGCACTGCGATTGCAGCTATAAATACCTACGAACGAGGTATGCAGGACGGTAAGTCAAGTAGTCAGGTAGTATCGGAGGCAGCATTCTCTTCCTTGGGAGAGCTTATGGCTCCCTTTACACAGGAAGCAATCGCACTGGCAGCGTTTAGGGACGTGCTCGATCCTGATGCAGAGAACCCTGTGATGAGTGCGCTGGGTCAGTTTGGTCGGGGCGGTAAAACAATTACGGGTGCAAAGATCTACAACCCAGAAGACAACGCTGGCGACAAAGTTGCCAAGTCGTTTGCCCATATCGCGGACACACTACTGCCTTCGATTATTCCATTGGATGAGAGTGGCGGGAAGATCGAGCCAAGTCGTTTTGCCCGTGGGTTTATCAACGGCATGGACTTGAACGAAACACTGGGTATCAGCGAGAAAGACCGCATGGGTCGGGAGCGGGATCTGTCTCAGGAACTTGCCCGTGCTTTCTCTGGCATCACAGAGTCTGATTCCCAAGCCTCTACCTCCTTGAAGTACAAAGGCTATGAGTTTGCTCGGGCCCGTCAAGATACCTCAAACATTTTTAACTCTATAGCTCGTCGTCAAAACGTAACCAAGGGTCAACTCCTTGAGGCATACGAGGACGCCAGTGAAGCTAGGTTCCGGGCTTTCAGAGAATTTAATCAGGTTGTCGAAGCCGTTAGACAATTTGGAATGAAAGACAACGACATCCGTCGAGCGTTGAAAGAAGCTGGCGTCGGTGGCATCAACGAAATTATCCGTGGCGTTTACAAACCCTTAGATGTCAGTGACAGTGTACTGGATGACATGCGGCGTAACGGTACAATAAAAGAATTGCCTAGAGCAGAGATAAGACGGATGATTACTCAACAACGTCGTCGTCGTTTGAACGAACCGTTGCCCACGATGGAGGAGTTTGTGCCGCAGCCTATGGAAGAGGAGTTTGTGCCGCAGCCATATGACGAAGGGTCTTTGCAGCCCGTAGCTCCACCAAAGATTCCTGCAACAACCCCGCGCACCCAAACCGCTGCGGTAAGTCCAGCGTTGCTGGGCGACAACCCAATCGATGTCGCCCGGAACATGGAGATTGCTACAGCGTCTCGATAGTTACCTTGACGCCATTGCCTCCGAACAACCGAACCAGTTCGTCGGCGCTTTCTTCGGTCTCGCGTAGTACATCTTCGTCATTGGTTAGCGCTGCTAGGTTAAGGGCTTCACCCACAAAATCCATAAGGGCTTGTACCTGCATACGATGCATGTCTTTCAGTCCAAGTGTTGGTATGTCTGGATCGATCATTCTATTTCTCCCCAATCCGTTTTAATGTCTACGTCGATTTTAGATGGAACTTTGAGTGGTATGCCTGTCTCCATGATCTCCTTTATCCTTGCTGCCTGATCTTCACTTTCTATGTTAAAGCATAGCTCATCATGTACTGTGAGCATAGGGGTAAGCCCCTCGTTGTAACAATCAAGCATGGCTTTCTTGGTTTGGTCGGCGGCTGACCCTTGGATCAAACGGTTGAGCGCCTTGTATGTAAAGGCTCGTTTGATGTCCTTCCCATACTCCTTCTGTGCGTCATCGTGAGATAGAGGCTTGCCTACTCCGAACTTGTTGGGCTCCCACAATGGGAACCTGCACTTACGGCCCAGCAGAGTGCGTATCTGACCGTTCTTGTCCGCCTGCTTGGTTGCCATGTCCGCAAGCTGCTTAACAAACGGAACCTTGCTGCGGTGCTGAGAGATTAAATCCTTGGCGTCCTGTGCAGGAATGCCCAACTGGTCTGCCAGCTTGGCTACTCCCATGCCGTACATGATCCCAAGGTTCACGGTCTTCGCCTGCTTGCGTGTGATGCCTGCCAAATCGGCAACCATCTGGTGTAGGTCAACGTCCCCTCGGTTAAACTCATCGACCACATCGTCCACGACATGGCTCCGGATTGAAGACGGTACGCTTGCAGCGAAGTGAACCAAGAGCCTCGGTTCTTGGCTCGAATAGTCAAACGATCCCCACTGCATACCCTCTTCTGGTATAAACAATCCGCGGATCAACTTCTTGATGTCGGGATCTCTGGCAGGAATTTGCTGGAGGTTGGGGTTGGACGACGAAAATCTCCCAGTCACAGTCCCACCTTCGTCTCGTCGTGTCGAGTGCAGTTCCGTATGGATGCGTCCGTTGTGCTCGTGCCGCAGGATGCTGTCAATAAACGTGGCGTCGGCCTTATCAAACTCCCTCAGCTTAACTAGCTGTTGGCATATCTCGGCGGGGTGTTCGTTCAGGAATGACTTGGTGAAGGACGGTGCTCCTTTCTCCGTGGTAAGGTATTCCATACCCATCTTGTCGAACATCTTCTGGATTGAAGCGGACGCCCAGATGTCCACCTCCATGCCAGCCTCTTTCTCGATCTTGCCACGCAATAGCTTTGACTGCTTACGGATCAGCTTCTTATTCTGCTCCGCCTTGTCCAAGTCTACGCGTACACCATTGGTTCGCATGTCCAGCATACAACGGATCAAACCGTTTTCGATATCCCAGATGTGCCATAGTTCCTCCTCTTCCAGCTTGACCTTCAAGGCTTGCCATAGTTTGAGCGTAGCCACGGCATCCTGCTCGGCATAGGCCCCGACATATTTAGGAGGCAGCTTGTACATACCGGACTTGGGATCCACGCCCCACTCTTTCGCCGCCGCCTGTAGCAGCCGCTCGTTCTTACGCAAGGACACATAGTCCCGAGCCATAGCATCAAGGCCAAAGGACCAGCGGTTCTCATTGACCAAAGCCCCTGTAATCATAGTGTCGATGATCCGACCCTTGATCTCTATGCCCTCGGCCCTCATCCAACCCGCATCGTATGTTGCGTTGTGCATGATCACGTTCATCTCGGGCACGGACATCTGCTTCTTGAGCCAGCGCAAGGTAAACTTGGGGTCTAGGTTGTGAGAGTTTTCATGGCGGATCGGGAAGTACCCTTTGTATTCCCCTGCGGCTACCGCAATGCCAATGATGTGCCCATCCTTCCGCGCCCATCCCGGGCCCAAGGTTTTGATGTTGGGGTCAAAGGTTTCCAGATCCACTGCCACTTCACTGTACCCTGTTAGATCAGGATACTCGGGCGGGATGTTCCAATCCGCATCGATCAAGTCCAACTCGTTCTTGATCTGGTGGTGGAGATCACTCCCGAATAGATTTTTTTGCATCTTTATTTCCCATAAACAAACTCAATCGTTTTTGTATTTCGCTCTCACGATCCCCGCACTCCGCACCCAGTGCCGAATACCCAGCCTTGTCTACCCAAGAGTCTTCGTGGCTAAGATCGTTCAGCAACCGAGCCGTCTTGACCCAGTCCATCATCAACGCAACATGTTGCGGAGTGACGTAACCATTGGTGCACTGTGCCTCTTTGATTATGAGGTTCCACCCATCAGCAATGCGAGTAAAGTTCTCGTATGCATCACCGTAATCCTTGGCTCTCTGACCATTTATAGTTTTTTTAGCCTCGGCTAAAACCTTATCTCTCTTCATCTTCCGGTTCCTTATAGTAAACTAAAACAAGTGAATCGCAGCTAGGGCATGAGAGATTAGTACACATATCGTACCCATCTTCGTACTCACCATCGTGGTCCCCGCCCCAAATCAATTCGGTTTTGCAATGCCAACAGTTCATATCGTTATCCTCTAAACAGATTGCTTTTCCACTGACACACCTTGTCAATGTGTGTGTGGCGTGTGGTAGGACGTACCATTCCCACCTTCTCAACCCACCCTAACTTTCGCAGAGATGCCATCATAGCCCCCCAAACATTATGATGGTGAGGGTCTTCCATCCCTTGCGACCTACAAAACGCACAGATTTTTCCTCCCTCAAAAAACTCATGTTCGGACAGATACTTGGCGGCGTTGTCGTAGTATTCCTGTTTCCAATCGTCGTTCGCATGGATATAGGCTCTTTCAATTTCAGCTTCGATAAAATCAAAACGCTCTTGCTCATTTGTCATATCGTATACCTGTATTTGTTATCGGTTTGTAAGACCCACAGGTTGTGCCGTGCTCGCGTGACGCCAACGTAAAACACCCTGTGCTCATCGTCTTGGTGCTCGCTCTGGGTCGCTGCTTTCGTAGAGGCAGTGTACACCACAACGTTATCGTCCTCTCCCCCCTTCATAGCATGGAAGGTGGACAATTTTATACGAGGCTCGGACATCAAATCGTCACCTCTTCTCTCCATCGCGTCGATGTAATCACGATCCTCTGGGGACACACGCATAACATCATACGCACTCGTCTCTGCGCCAACCACCAACCCGTATTGAAGCTGCAAAATCTCCATGTCTAACGTCGCGTCGAGCGGTAACAGATCCAGCATCTGCCTACTGTTGCGCTTCACAACCTTGTTCTTCCCCTGTTTTGGAACGGCCTCGTATAGATCCTTGATCCTTTGTACGCCCACCTCCTTGTCGGCACACAGATCGTCCCATGTTTGCAGGTTAGCTACCAGTTCAAGAGATATGCTTGGCCTTCCTTTCACAGAATACTTGAAGCCCGAGCGCCGTATGTACTTAGCCATGTCACGCACCATGGAGTTCGTTCTTGCCATGAGCGTCCACGACCCCTCGTGCAACGGAATGTCCTGCATGTGATGAACATACTCAACCGTCCCTTCTTCGTCTCGGGGCTTAAACATCTTGAGGTGACGGTCCTCAATCCTGTGTGCAATGGTTCTCGCCACTCGCCACACGGACTTTGGAATGCGGTAGCTTTGCTGCAAGACCGTGATGTTCTCGGAGCTATTGTTAAACAGCTTAACATCTACGCCCGTCCACCTGTGGATGGCTTGATCATCATCCCCCGCGATGTAAACTTTGTCCGAGCGTTCCGATATCTTAGCTGCCATGTGCCACTGCAATGGCGTGAAATCTTGGGCCTCATCAATGAACAGGTAGTCTAGGTGGGGCGGCTCTCCGACCTCGATGTACTTCTCGATCATGTCTACAAAGTCAAACTTCTCCGTGGCAATCTTGTACTCAACCATCTGTTGGTTCAGTTGCTCTAACTTTGGAAAGTACAAGTCCCTGTTCGCAGCCTCGTTAAACTCCACGTCCAGACTAACCATGCGCAGCCGCGCTCGATTAACCATCTGAAGATAGTCGGCTCCCTCTCCAGCTTTAAAGTTGGGGGTCAACGCCCCATCATCCAAACTGGCATCCACTTTTCCATCGAAGTCTAGACCAAGTTGCTGCCCGATGTTGTCGTAGTCTTCCTTGTTCATAACGTCTTGAGCTTGCAGTCCCAGCCCATGATACCCAAACGAATGGCTCGTCCGCATGTTGGGAAAGTGTTTCGGCTCCAATCTAAACTCCGCGCAGGCCCGTGTTACCATCTCCTCGATAGCCTTGCGGGTAAAAGATATCACCCCAATCCGTGAAGGGTGCACACCATCCTCCAACGCTCGTTTAATCTGCTGGATCAGGAAGTATGTCTTGCCTGTGCCGGGGGGACCAAGGATCAATTCCGCTTTAGGTATCATAGTCTTTTCCCCGTGGCCTGCTGTTGACCCAATCCTCAATCTCCGCCAACACCCAGCGCGATGCCGAGCGTCGGTTGTCATCGGACCCAAGGACAATGGGCTTTGGAAAGTCTTCTGTCATTTGCGCCAGCTTGTAGACGTAGGACCGCGATACTCCCAGTAGATCGGCAACCTCTCCTACCCGAAGCAGTCTGTTAGAATGGGATGTCATTGTTAATCTCCTGTACGGGCAACTCTACCTCGTCATCTTCAAACGCAGGAACCCACCAGCATCGAACCGTGGTTCTCTTCCCGCTCTTTCGTGTAATGTGTTGGGATCCATTGTCCCCACCCAAGTCTCGTATCATCTGAATGATTTGTGCTCGGGTCTGAGCCGCAAACCTGCGGTGGTGCAAATACTCCAGTAAACCTTCCAGCTTAAACTTGGTCACCCCGTCATCAGTCCACGGTTTACCCATGTCGATCTCCTCTGGTGCCATCGCCCGAATGTGGCTTGTGCAATACGAAAACAAATGCTCTTTGAACTGACCAGCTATTGTCTCTTCATACGGCACGTCGATGTATGTCGCTTGGCTCATCGCACCATTGACCAGCTTCCGCCACTTGTCAGGCTTGGTAAGGGGGGGCATGAAGTTGCATTGCTCCATGCAAGCACGTTGCCAGAGCGTCTGGTTCTGTAGCTGTTCCGTGCTTAACTGAATGCGAAACCCATTCACGTCCATGAAGTATAGCCTCGGTTCCGACAGCATAATTGTCAAGCCGCCTACCTGTGGCGCATCGGGCGCATCGTCGCTGATCCCATGCTTTGCCAACACGCAGAGAGATGGATCACAGTACGACTTGAACGGCTCATCCTTACAAGTGTAGCTCCAATCCTTTTTCTCATGCTGCTTGATCACCGTCATAACTTCTGTCGATGGCAGCGGTGGGGAAAACAAGGTCCGGTTATATTCCTCCAATGAAGTTTGCCACGCGTCTGGAAACTTCTTCTTGCAATACACTCCGATAAAAAACAGCAGCTTGTTGCGCGGCTCGCTCTGTGGGCCGTCCGAGAAAATGTTTCGGATGCAGGGTGGGCCGTCCGAGAAATGTTTACGCACCTGTGTGGTGGATCTTATAGCTTCCAGATCAGACAACTCGACACGGTTCTTGTCGATTGCAACCAGAAACTCATCCAGTTCCATAGCCTCGCCATCCTTGTCATAGCAAAAACGTTGGGGCATTTCGGCGTTGAAGTAGGGCATGTTAATAAAATTGCCCACGTCTCCACGCTCAACGATGATCGTGTCTTGCTTTGGGAATATCTCCACACCACTGTGACCCAGCATGATCGCCATCTCGGTCAGATATTCTCGGACCACCGCCGCCTGCTCCCACTCTTTCAGGAACAAATAGAGATGCGCCCCACCAGACTTAGACCGACACTGCAACAAAGGCAGACCCAGCTTCTGGATCTTAACTTGCAACTCTTTCTGGTTAAGATCGTAGACATCTACGTCGATGGCACCGAACTTACATTGGTTCTCCTCGTTGATCGGTATGGCACCGACCCCTTGCTCACCGTTGATGTGAGACTGCACTAGCTTCTCGGTCAACGGCTCGCGTATAATTTTACTTTGACTTTCTGCCTTGCCCTTTCGACTTGTCCGTCCGACAGTCGTAGTGCCATGAGCATTCTTAGCCCCGACAAACGCGGCAAGCAGCTTCTTTGATTGTGACATTTACTGCTCCCAAGTGAAATTGGGGGACGGCCTCAGTACCCGTCCCCCTAGGCTGCTAGAAGGGGATTTCATCATCCTTCAATGGAGGAGTGGGGGTGGAGGCCCCTTCCTCTGGCGCAGCTTTCACTTCACCCGCAGCGATACTATCGCGGAAGGCTTTGGCTTCGAGCAAAAGGTCGCGGTCTTGGACCAAACCAACCTTGTCTACTTTGTAGTTGAACCATGAACCTCGGTCATTGCTGTCTTGAACCGTGGTCAGTTTCCACTGTGTTGCGAACAGCGGAGGCAAGATCATCTGCCCAGTCTTCGGGTTCTTGATCTTTTGCATGGCGATCTTGGTCTTCCATTGACGGCTGACCTTTAGCTGAGTTGACTTCATGTCAACGACAACAGGTTGTGTGATGCCATCCTCGCCCACAATCAAACAGAAGTGCTGATCTGATTTGACCAACTCGTTTCCGTTAGGCAAGATTTCTTTGGACCCATCACGCTTGGTTTGTTGCAGCACAGGATCACTGATGGATATCTCACCTTGGTATCCGCCGCCTTGTTCTCTCGGGACGAACTCCAGATACTTGGTAGTCTGATAGCAAGGCAGGATGTTGATACCCTCTTCCCCAACAAAGAGTTCCATGGTGACGTTGTTAAACATGTCACCCTCTTCGGAACCCTCAATGTACTCAGCTTCACGCTTCTTGAGTTGCGGGGACATGGCCTGCAAGATACGAACAAACGGTATCTGCATTTCGCTACTGTCAAAGGTCGCACCCTCGCCAGCAAATCCCATGATGTCATCCATGACATCTGTGCTTAACTCTGCATTTTTCTTTTTAGCTACGGCACCCATGTTACTTCCTCCGGATCTGTGCAGTATTTGCAATGAACGCCCCGAACAGGTCGAGGTCGATTGGTTTACCATCCGTCACGCGCTCTTTAATAAACGCTTTGAGTGTGGATGGGTGGACGTGGGTCTTGGTCTTCGGGTCGAAGCCTCGTTCTTGTAACAGGCCCACTACATCCCCTGCTACGTTGTCTTCACCCTTGCCAAACGACACCGTGATATCGTTCTTTATTATATCGTCCAGCCCGTTGTCGCGCAGCCAATCAAAGGCAGCGTCTTTATTCGCAACGGGTATTGAAGCAGACACAATCATCTTTCGCTCGACGACAGAACCATCGACATCAAGACGCTCGACCCCCATCTCATCCATCAAGGACGGGATGTTCTCCACCGAGAGTTTGTGTTTCTCCTGCTTTAAACTTTTAATATAGTCTTCCGCTTCGCTGATCTTTGCTTCAACTTCGCGGAGTGATCGAACCAGTTGACTAAGTTGTTTTCCGGTTCCAGTATCGACAGAGGACAGGGCCTCGTCTTCGTCATACAAGTCTTCAAATATGTCACTCATAAGTTTTTCCTCTTCAGGGTTGATTTATCCGGTAGCCTCGTGCTATCCGTACAGTAGACAATAGTGGAGGTATATGATGGTTGTCAACTACAAATATAAATTGCCACCTTTTAATCATCAAGCCGAGGCGCTTGACACAGGGTGGGATCGCATCGAGTTCGGCTTGTTCATGGAGATGGGAACAGGCAAGTCAAAAGTTTTGATCGACAACATGGGTATGCTGTACCTGTCTGGCCTGATCGACTTCGCCTTGGTCATCGCACCAAAGGGCGTGTACCGCAACTGGGTTGCCAAAGAAATACCCGAGCACATGTCCGATGATGTACCGCACCGTGTCATACGGTGGGTCACCGCGCCAAACAAAAAACAACTAGCAGAAATGCGTTCAGTCAAAGACAAGTTCGATGGCCTGACAATCTTTGTTATGAACGTCGAGGCTTTTTCTTCCCCCAAAGGTAATGCGTCTGGGCAATGGATGGCTCGTGCGCTAGGCTCTAATGGTCTGATCGCCATTGATGAGTCAACCACGATCAAGAATCATAAGGCCAAGCGCACTAAGAATCTTATGAAAATTGCCGCCAACTTCAAGTACAAAAGACTGTTGACAGGCTCTCCAA